GATGGTGGAACAGTACCTATCGTTGGTGTGTTTAATGGGTGTTCATTTACAGACCCCACAACAGGAGAGCAAAGATTTTCAAATCATTATCCTGCAAGCACTGCTGCTGCGGATATAATTGCTTTCGTCATTGATGACCCTATGGTTGTTTTTGAAATTCAAGCTGATGCTGCTTATCCGATTGCAGACCTATTTGGCAACCACGATATTGTCTATACAACTGCTGGAAGCACAACTACTGGTATTTCAGGGGCTGAATTAAAGGTCGCAGATGGTGGAACTGCAACTACTCTTTCACTTAAAGCAATTGATATTTCAGAAGATCCTGAAAATTCAGATGTAGGTTCGGCTCATACGAACGTAAGAGTTGTTATTCAAAATCACATATTCGGCGTCAAAGGCGCTGGGTTAGCGTAAAGGGGCAATAATATGGCTATATCAAGAGCGCAACTTGTAAAAGAGTTGGAACCGGGTCTAAACGCCCTGTTTGGAATGGAGTATGACAATTATGACTCCGAGCATGCAGAAATCTATGATACAGAAACTTCAGATCGTGCATTCGAAGAAGAAGTAATGTTATCAGGATTTGGCAATGCTCAAACAAAAACTGAAGGTGCAGGGGTATCATTTGATTCTGCTAACGAAGCATATACTGCTCGTTACACGCATGAAACAATTGCTCTCGCTTTCGCACTAACTGAAGAAGCAATTGAAGATAACCTTTATGATCGTTTAGGCGCTCGTTATACAAAGGCTCTTGCTCGTTCAATGGCTCACACAAAGCAAGTAAAAGCTGCAGCTACACTAAACAATGCGTTTAGCTCTAGTTTTACTGGCGGTGATGGCGTTGAACTTTGTTCGGCTGTTCACCCACTAAACGGTGGTGGAACTTTCTCTAACGAGCCGTCAACTGCTGCTGACCTTAACGAAACATCTCTTGAAGATGCTTTGATAAGTATATCAACATTCGTTGATGAGCGTAATATGATTATTGCCTTACGAGGCATGAAGCTTATTGTGCCACCACAGCTTCAGTTTATTGCTGATCGTCTTCTTGAATCAACTCTACGTCCCGGAACCGCTGATAACGATATCAACGCAAATCGGAACATGGGAATGGTTCCAGATGGATATACTGTTAATCACTTCTTAACAGATACAGACGCTTTCTTTATTAAAACAGACTCTCCAAATGGGTTTAAATTGTTTGAGCGTTCCGCTCTTGCAACCAATATGGAAGCAGATTTTGATACTGGAAACATGAGATTTAAAGCTAGAGAAAGATATTCTTTTGGCTTTTCAGATCCTCGTTGTGTATTCGGTTCGCCCGGAGCAGCGTAAACAAATCAAACATTTGTTCGATTTATTGAAGGGGGCGATTTATTCGCCCCTTTCTTTTTGTTTTAAACTATTGTATAAGAAAATATCCCTTGGCAGTTGCATGGTGCAACTGACTTAACCCAGAACGAGGAGATCAACATGGGTAATTCAACTTTTGAAGGTGCAGTTCGCTCACGAAACGGCTTCACTAAAATAACTACTGATGGCACTACTGGTGTCGATACTACAAATTCAACTTATTCTACTAATGCTTCCGTAGGTGGTAATCTTACCGTAGCTGGTTCTGTCCTTACTGGTGGATTCCCAACCTTAAAAGGTTTAACTGTAACCGCTAAAGCCACATCTGGCACGGTTACCTATGTTGCTGGAATTAACATCAATCCTTTTACTGGAGGAGCGCAACAGATTACTACTCTTCCTGCAGCTACAGTAGGAGTGGTTGTCGTACACGCTCAGTCCGTTGATACTACTGGTGGTACAGCATTTTTAAGTTTTGATTGTGCAGGTAGCGATGCCTATGAAACAGGTAGCATTATAGAGAGCCGTACAAGTAGTGCAGTTACGTTTGATGCGTCTACCGCGGGAGAAACTCTATTAAAGTATACTCCTGCTAACGCAGCAACAAACTTGTTTAGCATTGGTTCTTACATCTACTTCACTTGTACAACAGCAGGTCTTTGGAATGTTTCGTATAACTTTCAAAGTCTTGGAGCAGGTACTACTGGTGCGTTTGCTTTCGCAACCTAATGTTTAATTTGGAGGGGTTAACGCCCCTCCCTCATCTATAGGAGATTAATATGGGTATACAATCAGACGTCCAAGTATCGTTTATAAGTGATGAAGTTGCTGCCGACGATAATTTTATTGTTACTGCTGCTAGACCAAACACCGCAGCGACACTAGCGAATACTTCTTTTGCTTCAGGTGGAGCTAGAGTGCTAAGTGTTACAACTGCAGGTACTGGAGATAACGGAAAGACCAATACCATAGTAGGTACTGATGTTTTTGATAACGCTGTTACAGAGGTCATTACTTCTACTGGTTCCGCTGAAGCTGTTGATGGAGCTACATTTTTTAAAACAATTACTTCTGTTACAAGTTCGGCACAATTTGCAGCTAATATTGAAGTAGGGTCTATTGCAAGTGCTGCACAGTCTGTTGCTGGTGGTGCAAGAATACGTTTAAAAGGATATTCAATTGTTTCTGGTGGAACTACAGGGATTATAGAATTCATTGATGGAACTCCTGAAAGTGGGACTACTTTGTTTAAAGCAAGAACAATTGGGACAGATAACACAACATTAGACAACACTATTCCTTCTGAGGGTATCTTATTTAAAGATGGTTTGACTATTAAATATACTGTTGGAACAATTGACATGATGAGTTTCTTCTTTGCATAGGGGTTAATTATGGCTTCTAAAGGAGAAATGCCAAAGCGTAACAAAAAAAACTTTCGCCCTACAGAAAAGGGGGCTGGTATGACTAAGGCTGGGGTAAAAGCTTATAGAAAGAAAAACCCCGGATCTAAATTAAAGACAGCGGTTACTGGTAAAGTAAAGGCTGGAAGTAAAGATGCAAAAAGAAGAAAATCTTATTGCGCTCGTTCTGCTGGCCAAATGAAGAAGTTTCCAAAAGCAGCTAAAGATCCAAACAGTCGTTTACGTCAAGCTAGAAAAAGATGGAAATGTTAGATGACTATTAGTCGAGGTCAAATTAGTAAACAAATCTCTACATCACCGGGAGAGAAGAAAATGCCAAAAGACGCTTGTTATAAAAAAGTAAAAGCTCGATACAAAGTTTTCCCTTCTGCGTATGCTTCTGGAGCTATAGCCAAGTGTCGCAAAGTTGGAGCAAAAAACTGGGGCAACAAAACAAAGAAAGCGGAGGGTGGAATAATTTCTGCCATAGATAACCCCAAACGTCCCCCCACTAAACTTAGGGTTGGAGGATTTATTGCCGCTGGCTGTGGGGATGTTCAAGAGAAAAAACGCAAAGAAACTAGAACCTTCTAATGACTGTTAGAAAAACAAAAGAAGGGTTAGCTTTAAAACGTTGGTTCAAGGAGGATTGGAAAGATGTTAAAACTGGTAAACCGTGTGGTCGTAAAAAGAGTGAAAAACGTGGTGTCCCGTATTGCAGACCTACTAAAAGGGTTAGTAGCGAAACTCCTAAAACTTCTAAGGAAATGTCTTCCTCAGAAAAAAGTAGCAGGATCGCTCAAAAGAAAAGTCTCGGACAACCCAAAGGCAAGCCCCGGAGGGTCAAAGCAACGAGTCGTAAAACAAAGAAAGCCTAGATCAGATAAAGGCAAAACTAGAAAGAAATAATGTCATATTTACAGAGTAACATTCCTTATTTTAAATGTTGGGTTCGACGAGAATATACTCATAACCATGAGAAATATCATGGAGAGTTCTTACATGCTATGGTTATCGCTGTTACATCAATGCCTAACAGATCTCTTAGTTTTCAAGTTATCTTTACTGGGAGCGAGGCAGAGGGCGAAGAGGAAGACACAGTGCATGGCGGCGCAATGTGGGCTCGAATGCCTATTACAGCGTTAGTTGGGGACATGGCTTTAGAAGAGTGGCCTGAGCCAATGAATACTTACGACGCTCAACCTTGGGATTGTTCGTCTCATCACCATTCTGTTTATGTCCTTGATAGAGCTACTCCCTGTCCTTGGTTAGCAAAGATTAATGGAGAGATGTTTCCAGCGAAATATTTGTTTACTGTAGATTATACAGAAAGCGAAATAGCGGATGATCCAGCTCAACATAAGCAGTCTCATGTACTACAACTATTAGAAGCTGGCGAATGGACAGGTAATATAGTTGCATTGCCTAATAACCGTGTTCGTGTTACACATCCAGCATGGTTTCAAACAGGTGAAGGAGCTCCCGATTTTAGACCGTCACAACATATACACTATTCAAAATCGGATTTAGACTATACACTAGACGTTAATAAAATTTTTGATAACCTATACAATGATGGAGACAAAGAAAATGAAGAAAGTTAATGCCAAGAAAAACCCAGGTCTTTCTAAGTTACCAAAACCTGTTCGTAATAAAATGGGTTACATGAAAGACGGTGGAAGTGTTAAGCCTAAAGGTATGAAGATGGGCGGTAAGGTTAAGCCCAAGGGTATGAAGATGGGCGGTAAGGTTAAGCCCAAGGGTATGAAGATGGGCGGTAAGGTTAAGCCTAAAGGTATGAAGATGGGCG